AGTAGCCTACCTAGGATAAGCATGGGTACCATAAATACACTATTAGGAGCAGATAGATGAGTTGGCCAACTAGCCCGACAAACGGACAAACAACAACCATAAATGGCATCATTTATGTGTATAACAGCGCCAAAAACGCATGGGGCCCTGCTTCAGTAACCAGTGTTTCTACTATTGTGTATACAGGCAATATACAAGCAGGAAATATAAGTACATCAGGAAATATTACACTTACTGGCCCATCACTGAGTTATACAGCAAACAGCGTAATGCCAAAAAGCTATGTAGACACAATCGGCATTGTATTTGGAATTTAAAGGTAAAAAAACATGTTAACAATTAAACAGCTATACAGATCAACTTACGATGGCGAGGATATTCATACTCAAACCAAGTGGGAAAGTAACCAATGGAATCTACAAACTGAATATATTCCTAATGCTATTAGTAATACGCAGATTTCAAATCGTGCTGTAATTATTGGCAACGGCGAAAGCAGAAAACTGTACCCTATCAATTTGCTTGCCAATCACCGCGGTGGTTACTTAGGTGCAGGTGCAGTTCAAACCTACGGATGTAATGCACTTTATAGAGATTTTACGCCACACTTTTTAATAGCAACAGGAAAAGAAATTGTTGCAGAAATTGCAGGCACCACATACAGCGAAGACAATATCGTGTATGCAAACGCAGAACACATTCAAAACTTTCCAGGTAAGTTTTATCTAATCCCACAAGATCCGCACTACAATGCAGGATCGATTGCGGCCTACATGGCCTGCTTTGATGGGCATAAACAAGTTTATCTAATGGGCTTTGACGGAGCAGACGGCGATACCTATAATAATAATGTGTACGCAGAAACAAACGGCTACTCAGGAAAAGAAGTTGGCAATCCAGGCAAGACTTGGGAAATGATTATGCATGGTATCATGCAGTTATACTCTGACGTGGAGTTTATTAGAATAATGCCAGGACGAACAGCACCAGTTCCTGATGCATGGGCATCACTGCCAAATTTTAGACAAATAACTTTTAAAGAATTTGTTATCGAAATAGATCTATAATACTTTTTCAAGTGTGCGGATCTTTTTAATAACCGCATCAAATTTAAAAGTACGCCATACTCCGGGGTGCAACGGTTTTGGATAGTTATCCAGCGGCACCCAGCAGTAACCACTATGCTCGTGGTTCAGCGTTGGAATAAACTCTTCTTCTACTGGAATTAAAAATGTGTGATAAACAAAGTGTTTGTCATCACTGGTGAACTGTTCTAGAGGAATAATTTTAGCATCAGCTATATCTTTGCCTAGCTCTTCAACAATCTCTCGACGTAGGCCGTCGACAACACTTTCGCCGGTATCAACTCCGCCACCTACTAGTCCCCAAGAATTTTTATGTCGCTTTTGTGTACGACACAAGAACAAGTATCGACGTGTGGTTCGACTGTACATTAATGCACCGCATCCTATTAGATTATTAACTCCCATGAACCCTCTCGATATAGACCTTCAAAACTTCGAACCCAATTATTACCGTCCCAATAGTATTGAGAATTGGTTTTAAGATTAGTAACATACTGATAGTTTTTACTGTTAACACTATCAAAACTAACAAACCAATTGGTACCATTGTATTCAATCACATCATTGGCATTTGCGATCAGCGTAGTATTGTTTGGCGACCAGGCCTTTGCCCAGGTTGTATTATTTACTGATCCAATTGGGTTCAGAATTAAAAAGCGTGTTCCTGGTTGCACAAGATAGTTACCATTACTATCGATTAACAACTGCTCTACATTTACCTTAAGCGGATCAATGATAGCAGTTACAGGCGGAATAGTGTTTCCTGGTAAGGTGTCAACAAACGGTTGAAATATCAAAAGAGTTTTGTCCACTGGATGAACAGCAATAGTACCAATGATTACATTGTTATTGTCTTGTTGCAAACGAATTTCACTGGTACCTGGGCGCAGTGTTCCGTACTGACTGATTAGTCCGGGCCACTCGTGAGGCTCTCCGGTTGATAGTTCAAGACCGATGGTGTTTGGATCATGAGTATCAATGGCAATATCACCTGAACCAACCTTTAGTAATTTTAATGTATTGCCAGTGTAGACCACTGAGTATCCTAGCACGTTTATTGCACGTCTAGAAATTGCCTTGGTTGGATCATTGATAGCATCCATATAGGTATAGTCACCATCTGCAGACGCACCAGTGCCATCGTATAGGTTATTAAAGATATTTTGAATAACACCAAGTACCTTGAGTTTAGCAGGAGATGCAATCCAAATTGGTAATTCAAATGTCATGGTAGCAATGCTGATGGGATCATCGCCACCCATTGGCACACTTCTGCTATCCCAACGCACTCCGGTTAATTTAATAAAACTTAAACTGGTCCAGTCAATATAGTTGTCTGTACTTTGTATTTCAAAGCTAGGGTTAAACAGTGTAGCAATCTGCTCAATGATTTGTAATTTTTGTTCGGTGTTACTGGTCCAAATATCCAGGCTTAAGGTCAAGCGATACGGAACAGGCATTTGACGCTCAACAGTATATGCATCTCCTGGCTCTGATGTAAGCATGCCAGTATCGGGGTCTGTTCTGCGTGTTCTGACCTTGATCTTGTCAATAAAGAAAGGATCTTGGATACGATCCATGTCAAATTTCAAGTCGGTTATGTAGACTGCCATAGCAGGTACAGTACTCATGCTGTTTTCGCTTGTACGCAACATATGACTTGCTTGACGGCTAGCATCACCGTAGAACACTGGAATAGTCTGCAATGATCGCTGATTGGTTGCAGGATCAATGGTTCCAAATTCAACCTGGAAGTTGCTCATGATTCTGATAAACTGCAATAAGAATCGACGTATTTGATTGTCGTAAAAGAATTGAACGGCCATTTTTAATTGTCTGCCTTAGGATTAAGAACTTGGCTAAGGCTAACTCTTTCGGAAAGTGTTTCGCCTTCGGCATTGGTAAATGTATTTGTGTTGTTAACAAACCCACTGAGTTGTGTTTTGTTGTTTGTTGCACCTGGTGTTAAACTGCTTCGTACATCGTCTTCGATCTTAACCCAACGACGACCATCGTAACGGAACAAGCGATTTGGTACATAGTCTAAGCGTAAAAAGAAGTCACCACTCTTAGCACCAGCAGGATATGAAATGCCCATGTTTACTTTTAATCCATTTGGTGCAAGACCGTCACCAGATAGATATCCTTTCTTTTTATAGTTTGGAGAAGCTTGGCCACCGCTAGCAGTCACTGAAGAGTTACTGTTGAACACAGCAACCAATGTTTCAGCAACACCAACAGATACTGGGGAGCTCAGCAACAGCTCGTGAACACTTAAAATATTGCTAATAGTTACATTGTTTGCACTAGAGATATTTGGGCTGGTTATGTTTGCACCAACAATAGCCGCATGCGTGTTTGCTACAAAAACATATCTTGAGTCTGATGCACTGGCAGTGGTAACAAATTGAGTAATAAAGTTACCACTTGTATCAACATTACCTGTTATGTTTGTAGACGTTGGGCTAGCAATGTTAGCATTGGCTAGTGTACCATTGGGACTATATGCAGGAACATAGAATATATCTGTGTTATATCCACTCTTGGGTAATTCAATTTCTGCTTCTGCAACAACTTCTTCATTGATGGTAAGATACTTGCTGTAGGTACTAGACACACCGCCCACGTTGGCAGTCATTGCATTGGCCGCAAATGGATCTGTTGATGCCGCGATATTATTAAGAATATCTTTGTACTCTTGACTATCTACCAGTGGTTGTAGTTTAACTCTCCACAGGTGTGGCCACCAAGTGGCACTAAATCCTTCTGCCGCAAAAGCCACATCAGTGATAACATAGAATTTTCTAATTGCAAACGGAATAGTTTGATCCAGGTTGTAAAAATCTCGCATGTGCATGAACTCAAGCACATCACCGGCGATTGGTTTACGCCCGATCAACTCAACCACGTCATTCAGGTGGAAAGTCATAAACGTTGTACCAGCCGCCAAAAAGATACCAAATTGGCTTAGGTCAAAATCCTGGTCTTGTTTTTGGTAGATACCACGTAGGCTATAAACACTTGAATCATACTTGCGATCTCTGTTTTCAATAAACAGCACGTCTTGTAGTGTGGTAGGACTCAATGGATCGTTTGGGAGGGTAGGGTTACCGCCGTTTGATGTACTGGTATCCGGACCTAGGTATTTGTGCAATAGAACACCAGTACCGCCAACGGTGAACATTTCACTGATTCGGCGATCAATGAACTTATAATCGTTTGTTTTATTTTCACGCCATAGGCTTAAACGTGGCATTTTTGGATCCTTATTCGTATATTTAGCCGGTTTGACAGCTAGCCCAAAAGGTGTTACACTAATCAAATGCGTGTAAAAACAAGTTTAGATTGGGACACTGTTAGCATACCTTTGCTAGCACAAATGCATTCTGCACCACAGCAGTCCAGAAAAGACCTAGCTCGTTTTTTAGGAAACGTTACAGGACTAATACAATCGCTTGGCCGAGAAGAAGTAGAAATGCGCCGTTGTAAAAGAACAACAAGTATACGTCAGCAAGAATTGTTGTTGCAAATAGACGACGCCATAACTACATTTGAACAGTATTTGATGTGGGCCCATTTGAGCTATAGTTGACCAACATCTTGAATTGCTATATAATTAAGTTTTACAACGTAAAAAGGAGCGATAATGGCAACAGCCACAAAAGCAAAAGCTGAACCAAAAAAAGGCAACACAGGTAAAACTGTGGCCGGTGTTAAGATTGCTAAGAAGAAACCTGTTGTTCGTCGAGCTCATCTAGCAGACGAAAAATACACAGGCGGAGAGCCTCAATGGGATACCGAGCGAGCACTTGCAATGAGCGATGCAGACTTTGATCATCATCTCCGCGGAAGCTTCACGTACTATAACTATCACTATACCAACAAAGATCTGAAACCAGACTTGGTCAAGTGGTTGCAAGAACAAACCCATTTCAAAATTACCAAAGATGATCTGAGCAAGATCATCAAGAGTCGTTGGGTTCCGATGACAGCATGTTCATTGATCACAGCACACTATCGTGGCATGCCACTGAAGCCTAATGCACTTGCCTTTCTTGAGAAAGCAGTGCGTGACGTAGTTGAAAAGTATGTGGATGAAGATGAGCCAGTGGTGGCAACAGAAACAAAAACAGTGTACAAAGCCCCAACAATCCAAGACCGCTTGAATGAAAAAACAAGTGAGATCATTGGCGAGCTTGAAGGGCACTATGATGATGTATGCCTTGGAAAGTCGGATCTAAAGCACTATGACTTTTTGGTTGCTAACAATGTGATACAAAGCCAATTGGGCAAGTATGAAGAACTGTACACTGCTCGCAAAGCAGAACTTGAAGAAGCCAAGCAAGGCAAAGACGAACAGCTAAAAGAAGGGTACAGCCATCTTAAAGCCGTGGACTTCAAGCGAATTATTGCCTGGGTTGATCAACTGTTGGTAGCAATAGAACAGTATCGTGGAGTAAAGAAAGCCACCAAGAAAGCTCGTGTAAAACGTGCCCCAACAAAAGAGAAATTGGTAGCAAAGCTCAAGTATGCCAAAGAAGAAAAATCGCTAAAACTGGTCAGCGTGAATCCTGTGGATATTATAGGATCCCAGGAACTTTGGGTGTACAACACCAAAACTCGAAAGTTGGGCAAGTATGTGGCGGCCGCATACCAAGCTCTTAACATCAAAGGAACTACGATTGTAAACTTTGATGAGCAGAAAAGCGTAGCCAAGACTTTGCGTAAACCCGAAGTACAACTAGGTGAGTTTATGAAGTGTACAAAGGTGCAGTTGCGCAAGCACCTGGATACAATCAAGGCTACAGAAACACTGCTAAACGGGCGTGTTAATGTAGAAACGCTACTGCTCAAGGTAGCGTAACATAGTCTAAACGGATCCTTGCTTGCATAAATACTTGCAACAAGGATCCTTTTTTAATGGCTACTAAAGACACATCGCTATCAGCAACACAAACCGGTTCAATGATAACGGACAGCTTGGGCAGTCCGGGACAAATAGCATTCAATCCAGATGACTACACAAGCACAGCAACCCTTCGTGGTGCTATTACAGACTATATCCGACTGCGCCTAGGTGATGGACTAGTGGATGTTGAGCTGGACCCAATCCACTATAAGACCGCAATCGATCGTGCGTTATCGCGTTATCGTCAACGTGCTCAACATGCAGAAGAAGAAAGTTTTGCTTTCCTAGATCTTCTTCCAGAAACACAAGAGTATATTCTTCCAAGAGAAATCATGACAGTAAAGGCCATATTCCGCCGTGGTATTGGTAGCGTTACTGGAACCACAGCCAGTCAGTTTGAGCCTTTTGCTTCTGGGTATTTGAACACCTACATGTTGGTAGCAGGTCGTGTTGGTGGATTGACCAACTATGAACTGTTCACGCAGTATCAAAAACTAGCCATGAACATGTTTGGTGGTTACATGAACTTCACGTGGAACCAGGTTACTAAAAAGCTCACACTGGTTCGTAAGATTCCTAACACTGGATTTACCTATCTACGCATGAGCGGGTTAACCGCAACTGGTATTACTCCGGGCTCTACAATTACCATTAACATGGACCAACCTTGGGGTCCACCAAGTTATAATGGTATCACAGTAGGCGCACAAGTTGTTATTATCAACTGCACAGTAACAGGCTACAACAACAGCTACATAGTGAACACTGTAAGTGAAGATCAAAAGACTCTAACAGTAACAGCAGTTACCGAACTTGGCGCCACAACAGTAACAGGATCGCAGTTGCTACAAAGTAATATCTATAGCCCAACGCCAAACGATGTAGCAGAAACAGTACTGCTACAGATCTATAACTACAAACCAGACAGTATGTTGTTTAACGACAATCGTGTGTATACCTGGATTCAGGACTATGCACTGGCAGTTTGTAAAGACATGCTAGGGCAAGCATACAGTAAGTTTGGATCTATTGCAGGTCCTCAGGGTGGTACACAGTTAAACGGTCCAGCACTAAAGCAAGAGGCCAAAACAGAAATGGATGCACTAGAAGAAGAATTGAAACGCTACTTTGACGGCAGTGAACCATTAACCTGGGTAATGGGATAAGTACAGTATGAAGATTACAGAAATTATTATAGAAAGTGATGTTCCAGCAAATCCTAAAAAACTGGATGTAACACAAGTAGCTAGTTTATCTAGTGCAGTGAGCATGCCAGGAATTAGCATGAACAAAAGTAATGGTAATGCCTATGCACAGTATAGATTTGGGCTTGCACTTGCTGGCGCACATCCTGACAAATCCAAAAGTGAAGTTACTCCAGCCGCTGGTGCCTTTGCAGGAGATCCTGTGATGTTGGCCTATTCTGATGCTGATCGAAAAATGATTAAAACCGCATCAGATATGGTACAGGCCGGACAACTGATTCCACTAGGATCTAAGAAAAGTGAAGAAGGCCCCGGCATATATAAAAACAGTCCTACAGCTAAACCTAAAAAGAACAAATACGGCATCTAAGTATTTGACATCTGTATTACACTATGTAAAAATAGCTCCTATACACTAGGGGCTTTTTTATGATCATAGGAATTTGCGGTTTTATAGGTTCGGGCAAAGATACAGCCGCGGACTACTTGGTTGGCTTTCACGGCTTTAGAAAAGATAGTTTTGCTGGAACTCTTAAGGATGCAGTAAGCGCAGTGTTTGGGTGGGATAGAGAACTAATTGAAGGCCGTACACCAGAAGCACGAGCATGGCGTGAACAAGTAGATCCGTGGTGGGCAGAGAGACTGAATATGCCACATCTCACTCCACGCTGGGTATTACAGTATTGGGGTACAGAAGTATGTAGAGAAGGATTCCATGATGATATTTGGATTGCGGCTTTAGAGTCTAGACTTGCTAGACGTAGCGACCACACAGTTATTAGCGATGTACGTTTTCCAAACGAAATTAAAGCAATTAAAAAGCAAGGTGGCCGCATTGTTTGGATACAGCGTGGCGAGTTGCCCGAGTGGTATAGCATTGCGGTACATGCTAATGCAGGACTCAAAGCAGATCAAGAACGATTAAAAGAAATGGGAATTCATGCCAGTGAAACAGCTTGGGTAGGAACAACATTTGATGAAACCATTGGCAACAACGGTACCATTGGACAGTTGTACGATAGCCTTAAAAATCTGGTACAACCGGAGCCTGCTTCCATGGTAACTTCTTCTTTCGTAGTACCTGCTGACAATTTAAGCATACAGTTTTAAGGTTGGAATTATCGGTGTTTCTCAAGTCACCATTGATATGAAACACCAGTAACTGACTATCAGGTAGTGCCGCTTCAAACCCGCATACTTCACATGCGGGTTTCTTACGATAGCCTCGACGATACCATGCAGGCGGAGTAGGCTTTAGCTTTTTACCCAGTCTACTACAAGTGTCGCAAGTTTTACGGTAATATGCTTTGCCGTTCTTGTAACAGTTTATAGCAACCAAACGATTAGCGTTGCAGGTAGTACAAATAGGTCTCATACTGTTATTTATTAATTGACCTTAAATTAAGGGCAGGCTAAACGCCCATTTTTACCATTTCCCGATAAATATCTTTAACAAATAACACTTGTTAAAAAAATTGTTAAAGGAAAAATAACATGGCAAGCCTAGTATCCCCAGGTCTGAGCATAACAGTAACAGACGAAACACAATACGTATCAACCGGTTTAGGTACAGTACCTTTGGTCTTTGTAGCAACAGCACAAGACAAAACAGGTCCATCCGGATCAGCCGCAACTGGTACAACAAAAGCCAAAGCCGGAGCACTTCAGGCATTTGGTAGTCAGCGTGATCTAATCACAGCATTTGGTTATCCAACGTTCCAACAAGACGCTGGTGGTAATCCAGTTAATGGTGGCGAGTTGAACGAATACGGACTTCAAGCCGCTTACAGCGCACTTGGTCTTGGAAGCAATATTTATATTGTTCGTGCAGATATTGATCTCGATCAATTACATGCAACAGCAGTACGCCCAGTTGGTGCAGTAGCTAACGGTACAGAATGGTTAGACCTAACAAATACTAACTTTGGTATTTTTGTTTGGAATGCATCTACACAGTCTTATACTGTACAAACTCCATTGATTATTACAAGTACAAGTCAATGCTCTGCTCCAGGCGGCGGCGTACCAGTTTACACTCCACTAAGCTCTATTGGTAGCATTGGTCAATATGCAGTTGTGGTAGCTGACCCTAACAACCCAGTATTCTACAAAACTCCAGCTAACGTTTGGGTTCCAGTAGGTACTACAGGTTACCAACAAGTATGGCCAACAGTAAATGCATCTAATGTTTATAGTAGTTCGCCAGTTCCAGTTGGAACAACACTTACAATTAATGCACAACCAATCACCATCACTGGTGCAGGTTCAAATGCAACACTATCAGAAGTTATCACTAGCATTAACAGTGCTTTCTCAGCTAACTTTGGTAGCGGTATCCAAGCAGGTCAAGATGCAACAGGTACATTGGTTATCTATGCAGACAGCACAGCTAAGAGCGATGGTACACACACTGATGGTAAGATTAACATTACTACCAGTGCAGGAGCAACATCACTTGGTTTAACAGGTGGTAGTTATTTTGCACCACAACTTGCATTTGGTTCATACACACAAGTTCCAACTTTTGCAATGTCCGATACTACACCAGCTCCAACAGGTAGCGTGTGGATCAAGACTTCAGCAGTTGGCGGAGGCGCAAACTGGGCATTAAACCAATACAACAGCACAACAGGACAGTTTGTTGCACAAACAGCATCTTTGTATTCTAGTCGTGCTACTGCATTATACGGCATGGACTACTACAATGGTGGTACAGGTCTTGCAGTTGGTTCAACATTTGTTGACTACTCTTCAATTGCAAATTACCCTGCTACATTTAAAGTATGGAACCGTTATAAGAGCGGTATGACAGCTATCACTGGTGCGGCACTTGCAAGTTCTACACCATTCACAATTGGTGATACATTTACATTGGCAGTAACACAACCAGGTACATCAGCAATCACAGCATACCCACTAACTATTGCTTCTACAACAGCTAGCGGTTTTGTTACATTGATCTTGGGCGCAAACATTCAAAACGTTTCTGCTCAAATTTCAAACACAGGATCTATTGTACTTGAACATGCCGCAGGTGGAGATATCTACTTGGTTAACACAAGCGGTGGTGGTCATAACCCAATTCTTAATGCTGGTTTCTCTAGCAGTACTTCTGGTATCCTAATTGAAACAGAAACATTAACAGCTTATACAGTAAACGATGCACCAGTTAGTTTAGTTGGCACATTGGTTGCTGGTAACTGGGCTCCATTAAGCTACACATACAGCGCAACACAACCATATGTTGCACCAGCTAATGGTACATTGTGGTACTACTCAGACGTTATTGAAGCTGACGTTATGATTTGTACTGGTAGTGGCTGGCAAGGTTACGGCACAGTTACAGCTGATGCACGTGGTTATAACCTAACACAAACAGATCCAAATGGTCCAATCTTTACAGCAGACGTTGCACCTACACTACAAACTACAGGTAGTGCAGTTGTAGCAGGTGACTTGTGGGTTGACACAGGCGATCTAGAACACTATCCTAAGATTTATCGTTTCAACGGTAGCACATGGGTAGCAATTAATAACACAGACAAAGTTACACAAAACGGTATTGTATTTGCTGATGCACGTTGGGATGCAAGTCTTGACAACTACGGCAACAGTGTTGGTGGTATCATTGATCCAGTAGCTGGCGCAATTCCAGTTATCAGCACAATGAAGACAAGTAACTATGTTGACTTAGATGCTCCAGCATATCAATTGTATCCACGTGGTACATTGTTATGGAATACTCGTCGTAACGGCTTTAACGTTAAGCAGTATATTGGTAATGCATTTACAAGCACAGCTTATCCAAACGCCGCAACAACTGGAACACACCAAACTGGTACAATTCCAACATACAGTGGAACATGGCAAACAGTTAGCGGTGAAAATGATGACGGTACACCAGCAATGGGTCATTATGCTCAACGTGCAATGGTTGTTAAAGCACTTCGTTCGGCAATTGATTCAAGCACACAAATCCGTGAAGATCAATATTCATTCCAATTGATTGCAACTCCTGGATATCCAGAAGCTCTTGCAAACATGACAGCATTGAACAATGATCGTGTTAATACAGCGTTTATCGTTGGTGATACACCATTTGATTTGAAGCCAAACACAATTGATATTACCAATTGGAGCAACAACGTTGAAACAACAGCAGATATCTACACAGCTATCTACTACCCAGCAGGTCAATCAAATGACTTGTTAGGCAACACCATTGTTGTTCCACCAAGCCATATGGCATTGCGTACATTTATCCACAGTGACAACTTGAGCTACCCATGGTTTGCTCCAGCTGGCGCACGTCGTGGCCTAGTAGATAACGCAACATCAGTTGGTTATGTTGATTACACAACCGGCTTGTTCAACAAGATTGGCGTACAACAAAGTCTACGTGACACATTGTATACACTACGTATCAACCCAATTACAGTACAACCTAACCTAGGTTTAGTTGTATGGGGTCAAAAGACACGTAGCCCAGTTGCACAAAGTACTGACCGTGTTAACGTATCACGTTTGGTAAACTACATCCGTACTGTTCTAGCAACAGTAGGTAACGGATTTATGTTTGAACCAAATGATACAATCACACGTAATCAGATCAAGACAGTTATCGAAGGTGTGTTTAACGACCTAGTTGCTAAACGCGGTATCTATGACTACTCTGTAGTTTGTGATGACAGTAACAATACTCCTGATCGTATTTCACGTAACGAGTTGTATGTAGACGTAGCTATTGCTCCAGTAAGAGCAGTTGAATTCATCTACATTCCAATCCGTTTGGTTAACCCAGGCCAGAAGTAATAGTAGTGGATAATGGAGAGCGTTAGCTCTCCATTATTGAAAGAAAATATGGTAAATAAGTATAACAAGGATTTTAGGAGAACATAATGTCCACAGCATCATTATCAAGATTCACAGTTCCAGTTGCCTCGGCAAGCGATGCAAGCGCCGGCGCACAAGGCCTGTTGATGCCAAAACTGGCGTGGAGATTTCGAGTAACTTTTATCGGTCTCGGAGTTAGCCAACCAACAACAGAGATGACCAAGCAAGTGATGGACATTACACGTCCGACAGTTCAATTTGGTGATATCGTAGTAGACGTTTACAACAGCAAGATCAAATTGCTAGGTAAACCAGAATGGCAAGACGTTACAGTTAACCTGCGCGATGACGCAACAGGTGCATGTAGCAAACTTATCGGCGAACAACTACAAAAGCAATTTGACTTTGCAGAACAATCATCTGCTAGTTCAGGTATTGATTATAAATTTGTTACACAAATTGAAATGCTTGACGGCGGCAATGGTAACAATGCAGTAAACGTGCTAGAAACATGGCAAATGTACGGTTGCTACTTGTCACAAGTTAACTACGGTGAAGTTAACTATGCAAGCGGTACTGAAGTTGTTAAGATTGCATTAACAATCAAATACGACAATGCAGAGCAAGTACCTGAAGTAAGTTCAGGAGTTGGCGTGCCAGTTGCAAGTCAGCAAACACGTGGTACTGTACTAACTACTGGTTAATACAGACGATGACTTTGAAGCCCGGGCTAATCCCCGGGTTTTTTTATGACTAAATATTATATATTAAGGATAGTCTGACCAATGAGTATTAACTCTCTATTACAGCCATTACAAGCTGGACAAGCAATACATGATTACAGGCATGCTGAAGCGGTCTTTATTCCGAACGCAATGGCATTGCATCCGCACTTCCAATTTAGCTTTTGGATTCGTTTTACTATGAACTCAGTTTATACCAAGCTAGGAGGAGGTAATCAACGTATTATAGGTGCATTGGCTAAATCAGCTAACTTGCCAAAATTTCAAATTGAAACAAAAACACTGAATGCATACAATCGTCCAAACTTAGTGCAGACAAAAGTCAAATACGAACCAGTAACATTAAAGTTTCATGATGATGGCGAAAATGTTATTAGAAAGTTGTGGTATGATTATTACAGTTTCTATTTCCGCGATAGCGATTACAGTTCCACTATCTATAATTCACCTCACAAGTATCAAGAACGACTAACTGACCAATGGGGTTATACACTTCGCAAAGGTGGCGCACTTGGTACAAATACATTCTTTAATCAGAATACACAGTTGATACAGAACATTGAAATTTTCAGTTTCCATAAAAAGAAATTCAATAGTGTAAAATTAATCAATCCAGTGATATCAAGTTTCCAACACGGCGAACACGACATGGCAGGAACAATCATGGAAAATATGATGACATTGAATTACGAAACAGTAACATACTCTACTGGTTTCTTAACTCAATCGTCTTTTAGCGACATGTTACTAAACTATGATACCAATCCAAGCCCTCTATCTTCAACAATTGGTACAAACATAACAGACGAAAATGGATTGCCTGCACCGGTATCCGCAGATGTACAACAATGGTCATACGGTGAAACAGATCAAACAGATCCTTCACTGACTGGTGTCTTTGGTGTACTTGGCAACAACCTAATGAATGTGGTACGTAATGAGGCAGAACAATATGTTGGCCTATATGGTGGACCAGTTACTGGTGCAATACAACAAGCAATTGGTGTAGCAGGTAGTGGCATGCCAGTGAGCGTACCGGCTGTGGCATCAATTGCAGTAGCAGGATTGCCTGCATTATTTTAATTGAGGCATTATGGGCATTCAAAATCTAAACGCAGTAGTAAATCTTAGAGCAACAGGTGGCATACCAAACTCTGGGTTACCGGTTTCACAAGGCGGCGCAGGCCCGAATAAAGTTGGCACATCGGTAGTATCATTACAAAAAGCATACAGTTCCAAATCAGTTGGTGCCGGAGCCGGCGGCGGTATGTCTACCAAGCCCGGAAAGCATGTGATGACAAATGGCACAAGAGTTGCCAATCCTGCACCAGGAGCAGTGTTGTCGCAGTATAATGTACCATTCCCTCCAATCAATAATGGCCTGTATGCGACACCGCCATACGATGGCAGTAATTCAATTGTTACTATTCCTACAATCAGAAACATTAGCACCACATCTCAAACACAGGTATCAACAATTCTTCCTGGTCAAAGTTTAAATGCCTTGGTAACACCGGGCGTTATTCCTTCGATCGGGCAAGGGTTTATCAAAGGAGGAAAACAATAATGAGTATGTATACCAATATTGGACCAATCAGTAATGGTGGAACCCAGGCACAAACAAATATACAATATTTTAACAATACAGGAATTCCTCCTGTAACAGTTTCTCAAAACATAAGTGATGCAGTACTAGGATTCTTTGAATCAGTAACAGGTGATACTGCAAGTGCAGGGCTATTGGCAAGTGCTGTTATCTATACCAGTGTTATGCAACGCATTGATCCAATGCAGACCATTGCAGAGTTCAAAGCATTGCCAAGCGGGCAGTTAAATCAATACCTGGCTGTATTTTTAAATTTCAGTCGTATAGGCACAAGTTTTATTGGTATCAATAATAAAACACATGTGGATCAATATCTAGCAAGAAGTATACTGGTGTAATATGGCAAGAAACTATGCTCAAGGTAAATTTCAATTAAAGAACCCTGCCAAGTACATTGGCGCAAGACAACCTACATACAGGTCTGGGTGGGAAATGGTATTCATGCAATTCTGTGATAACAATCCTAGTATTGTACAGTGGAGCAGTGAAAGCATACAAATACCCTATAAGAATCCCTTCACCGGCAAGCAAACAATCTATGTTCCAGACTTCTTAATCATATACATAGACAAGAATCAAAAAACACACGGTGAAATAATTGAAGTAAAACCTTCAACAGAAACCACAATGGAAAATGCTCGTAGTACGAGAGATCAAGCCTATGTTGTACTCAACATGGCAAAATGGCAAGCCGCTCAGGCCTGGTGCAAAAATCAAGGACTTAAATTCCGAGTAGTAACAGAGAACGAGATTTTTCACAAAGGTCAAAAGCGGTAAATACTGCATGACTAAAAAACTTGAACAACTGTTTGATTTACCCGAAATGCCCAGTGACTCTGATCCAATGGGCACTATTAACGATCACAACGAAACCATAACAGAAATAAACCTAGCCATTGATAAAATTGATGCGGCATTGCCCGGTGTTAAAGACCTAGCAACAGCTGATGAAGAAATGGACAGTTTAGCCAAACTTGCACAAGACAAGTTTGAAGACCTAATGGACCTGGGTATGAACGTAGAACCACGTTATGCAGGTGTTATATTCCAAACCGCAGGCACACTACTAGGGCATGCTATTGTTGCAAAGCAGGCAAAGCTAGATAAAAAATTACGCATGGTTGATCTACAGCTTAAAAAAGCAAGACTAGATCAGCAGGCTAAAAAAGATGCAGTTGACACTCCTGAAGCCGCAATTGACGGACAAGGCGTTGTACTAGATAGAAATGCTCTATTAGCGCAAATTCTAGCCAAGAGTGCAGACGACCAAAAAGCAAAGTAAGCATAAATAGATATTATAGGATCCTGGTATGAAAACGTTTAAAGACTACTTAACAGAAAGCAAGAAAACCTTTGGTTTTCGCATTAAAATAGCCGATCACACGCTGGACGGTGAAACACTAGACAAGATCGAGCGCGGCCTTAGTGCGTTTCGTTTAAGTGATATCACCAAAGCACAAAGTCAGCCAATTACTCGATATAGAGAATTTGCTAAACTAGGCCCAGTGGGCTGTGAGTTATTTTCAGTTGTAACTGACTATCCAGCTATTCCTCCACAAATTCAACAAGAAATTCATATTGCCACAGGCATTCCTTTGTCACACATTTATGTGTCCACTGGCAATCACGATGATGCAAGTGTAGAAGACGAACCAAAGAGCGATAAAAACGAATCACCACTCCTAGATACAGAAGAAATGTCAACCACAGTTGGCGGACAAGAGCATGTGGGTCTTAAGAAAGTAGAAAGCCTTCTTAAAGAACTAGGCAGAGAGAAAAATGCCGGTACACAGTACAAAGG